AAACAAGCAAGTATTAAAATTATTAAGTAATAATATAAAACCCCTGAGATATACCGAAAGTAAAATGAGGCCTAATGATACGAAAGTATGCTGGAGGGCTGACAATTCATTATTAAAATCTTTGGGATGGAAGCAGAAGTATACTTTGGCACAAGGTCTAGAGGCAACCATGTCATATTATTCACCAGAATGAATTATTTAGAAAGAATGGTCATAGATTTGAGTTATAAATATCGGCTTTCCCATATTGGGTCTTGTTTGACAACTTTGCCTATATTAGAAGATATATATAGAATAAAAAGTGATGGTGAAAAAGTCGTTTTAGACGGCGGGCATGCTCATGTTGCTCACTTGGTAATTAGGGAAGTTTATGAAAACAAGAAAATAGACAAAATACATGATATTCATTGCAATAAAAAAGATAAATGTGATGTTTCAACAGGTAGTTTGGGTCAAGGACTGTCCATCAGTGTAGGAATAGCCTTGGCTAATAGATCAAAAAATGTATATTGCATAGTCACTGATGGGAGCATGGCTGAGGGTAGTAATTGGGAGGCATTGAGGATAGCAGACGAACTTGAACTAGAAAATTTGAAAATTTATTGTAATGCGAATGGATATTCCGCCTATAAAGAAATTGATTTAGATTTGCTAGAGGCTAGAATAAATCTGTTTAATCCGAGAGTAAAGTTTGTAAGAACCAAATTACCTAAGTGGAACTTTGTAACAGACCATCAAGAATGGCATTATAAAGTGCTAAACAAGGAGGAGTATGAGAGGGTTGTAAAAAGCTACTGAGGAATAAAGATACAAAAATAAAAGATAGATTTTATGCGTAAAGAATTTGTTAAATTTTTATTAAAAGAACTAGAAACAAACAAAAATATAATTTTACTAACGGGCGATCTAGGATATAGGCTATTTGATGAAATTAGAGATAAATTTCCAAATAATTTTTACAATGTAGGGGCATCCGAGCAGGCTGGAATGGGAATCTGTATTGGTTTGGCTTTGGAAGGTAAAATCCCCATATTCTATTCAATAAGTCCTTTTGCTGTTTACAGACCTTTCGAAACGATACATATTTATTTACATAACGAACAAATACCAGTAAAAATTGTGGGCGGAGGGAGGGATAAAGACTATGAGATAGATGGTTTTACTCATGATGCAAGTGACATCAAAAATTTTATGAAATCATTGAATATAATTAATTATTATCCTAATTTTGAGGATAATTTGGAAGGAATCTTTAAAAAATTTTTGTACAATGGAAAACCAAGTTATTTGAATTTAAGAAAATGAGTCTAATTTCTGTTGATTTTGATGGCACAATATGTGAACGCTCTGGAATTACTAGGAAACCAAGTATTGATAACGAAAAACCAGTGAAATATGCTAAAGAAGCTATTTTATATCTCATGGAGAGAGGACATGAAATTTATATACAGTCAAACCGCAATTCTGATGAAATACTTGTTTGGTTAAAAGCAAATGATTTTCCTTTACTTGAGATAACGGATAAGAAAAAACCTAATACGGCTATTTATATAGATGACCGGGCAATAAGATTTGAAAATAACTGGCAATCAATTTGTAAATTGTTCGGATAATTTGACTAATTGATTTAAAAAGGTTACGATAGATTATCGTGTATATAAGACGCAGAGAACCTGCGTCTTTTTTATTGATATGGCAAGGCCGAGCGAATATACCCCAAAAATAATAACAGAGATAAATAAATATCTTACTGAAGCAATCCCCCAAAATATGAAAATACCTACAGTTGAGGGAATAGCCTTAAAACTTGGAATAAGTAAAAATACTTTATATGAATGGGCAAAAAAGCATCCGGAATTTCAGGACGCTTTGGATGAGTTAAAAATGAAGCAGAAAGAAGCCCTTACCGAAATAGGTATATTTGGTGGGAAAGAAATCAATGCTACCATTGTTGCCTTACTTCTCAAAGTCAACCACGACATGATCGAAACCGATAGACATGAATTTAGAGGTGATGGATTCTTAATTAAATTGGATGCAGGAAATACTATTCAGCCAACTAGCAAAGTTTCAACCGAAACAGCTTGAGGCTTTTCATACGCTCTTTGACAATCGGTGTAAATATTTACTATACGGGGGAGCAGCCGGTGGTGGTAAATCTTATTTTATAAGATGGGCCGCTGTTGGGCTTGGAATATATTACTCGGGTAAATATGGGATCAAAAATGCAACAATTGGGCTTTTTTCTGAAGATTATCCTACCCTAAAAGATAGACAAATAATTAAAATCAAGTCGGAATTTCCAGATTGGTTAGGTGAACTCAGGGAATACAGAGATGAGGGATTTGCTTTCATAGCCAGTCCAAAATATGGAAGCTTTGTCATTTTACTAAGAAATTTAGACGATCCAAGTAAATATGCCTCAACAGAGTTTGCAGCAGAATGTGTGGAGGAGCTAACTAAAAATAAATCCGAAACATTTGAGGATTTAAGATTTAGATTAAGATACCCTGGAGTAGATGATGTTAAGTTTGTGGGGGCTACGAATCCTGGACAAATTGGTCATGCCTGGGTAAAAAAACTATGGATAGATCCTGATCCCAATAATCCAGATTTAGAGCAGGAGAGATTCTTTTTTATTCCAGCAACGGCATATGATAACAAATTTATAAGTAAAGAGTACATTACTCAGCTCAAAAGTATGCCTGAACAGAAAAGGAAGGCATGGTTAGAAGGAAGCTGGGATATATTTGAGGGACAAGTGTTTACCGAATGGAGTAAAAGTACTCATGTCGTCAAACCGTTTGAAATTCCGAAAGAGTGGAAGCGATATATATCAATGGACTGGGGAAGTAATAAACCCTTTTCAGTAGGATGGTATGCAGTCGATTATGATGGTCGATCATACCTTTACCGTGAACTTTATATGAACGCTGACGGTTTTGAAGCTAAATTTGGAGAGCCATTGACGGCCAGGCGACTCGCAAGAGTAATTCTTGGAATAACAAATGATGCAAACGAAAAATATGAATATGCAGTTGCAGATCCATCTATGTGGAACAAGATTATATTGGGAGGAAAAACGACCGAGATGGAGGGGGAAAGCTATGCCGAAATTATGATTAATGCAGGACTTAATCTAATTAAAGCAGATAATGACAGGATTAATGGTATGGCCAGGTATAGGGAGGCTTTGGCAAAAGCGCCCGATGGAACACCATGGTATCAGATGTTTTCGAGTTGCTATGATTCTATAAGAACGATACCAGCACTTGTATATGACAAAACACGTGTAGAAGATGTAGATACAGACGGGGAGGATCACTGCTGGGATAGGGATAGATATTTCTTTATGAGTCGTCCGTCGCCTGCAATTAGAAAAGAACCGAAATTAACACTGATTCAAACAATGAAAAAACAGAAATTGGAAGGAGAAAAAAATGAAGAATGGCTTAATTGGTAAAACAGATTACGATTTTTCAAGGGCTCTACTTGAGCTTGAAAATTTAATGGATGGGGCTTCAATTAAATTTATTTTGATTGGAGAGATAGCTAAAAGACTCAAAGAGGGTCTGAAACTTGATGGACTGGAAAAGATTGAAGTTGCCGTACCCAAACTGCAATTATCAGAGTATGCCATCTCAGCTCTTAAAAATTTGGCCATATTAAGGAAAATTGGTGAAGACTGGCAACATCCTGTCTTGAATGGTATACCGATTGAGATAAAAATAATTGAAAGAAAATACAAATTTTTTAAATATCCAGATAGAGTCGTCCATTGGGGGGGATATTTTAACATTCCCAATCCGATGAATGTTTACTGGAAAACTAGATTTTTAATAAAATGACGGAAATAATTTTAACAACTGTGATCTTGATTCTATCAGTCTTAATTGGCTGGATGGACTGGAATAATCGTAAGGAAAGAAAAAGCCTGATTAATGCAATCAAGGCCCACGATCCTGTTGATTTTGCCAATCTTGAACTTGTGGAAAAAACCAAGATCGAAACTGAAGTAAAAGAACCAGATCTGACACCACTCGATGAAGTAGATGACAAAAAGTTTTTTGAGTCAATAACGCCGAAAGAAGATGGAAGCTAAAAGATATTACGATACATCAAAAATCACAGGAGATGGTCTTGGACAAGCCATAGATGAGATGATGCAAACTGTGGAAAGTGCCAGAAAAAAGCATTCGAGGCGATGGTATGATAATAATTTCTTCGATGATGGATTGCACTTCAGATATCTATCAAGATCCCAGAACAAAATAATAGATCTTTCGGAAAGATCAAGTATTTATGAACCAATGAGAGCTATCCCCAAAGCTTCAAGACAACTCAGGGGTGTGATAAACCTATTAATGAGTAATGATTTCGTGCCAGTGGTTTATCCAGAAAAAGTTATCAGAGAAAACTTTGGAAGTGAAGAGGAATATGCAGCTGTGAAAGACCTTGCCAAAAATGTATCTAAACGCTCTGGACACTGGATTGAAGAAGAATTTAAAGATCAGGATATTAAAAATAAACTTTCGTTCATGGGTATTCTTACTGGTAAACATGGGATATCTTACTTGCAGATAACTCCCGATGCTGAATCAAGAGCAATCAAGACAATAGTCAGAGATGCTTTTGATGTTTATTTAATGGGTGAGATGAATGAAGTCGAAGAGTGTCCATTTGTAATAATTGGTCATCCCGAGGTGGTTTCAAAAATAAAATCTAATGAAGAATTCACGGCTGAACAGAGGGAAAAGATAAACCCCGATAATAAACAAGCATCAAGTGAAATCAAAGATGCTTATATGAGAGCCAGATATGGTGGGGATTTTAAGGGAGATTCTAGTGCGACAGTTATTCTTAAGGAAGCATATTTAAAGGAAAGACTCAATCCAGAGAACAGGAGAAAAATAGAACAACAAGAAAATGCCAAAGATATTTTGGGAGACAGAAAAGATGGAGATGTTGTTGTTAGACAGGTGTTTAGCGCTGGTAATATTTGGCTAAGAGATGAATATCTAGAGCTTCCCCATTAT